CAGAATCTTATACTATAACGGTCTTATAGACTCTGGTACTTGGTATTTTGAAGGTAACTCACAGACCAAGGTCCCATTAGTCTCATATTATAGTGATTGGACCCCACAACCTGGCAGTTATAACTTAAACTTTCAAACTGAGAATGGTTATGACCAAGAAGATGTATGGATTAATGGTTCAGGTGTTGATCTTTATACCCGCTTTTGGAATCAATATGTTGAATTAGTGTATGATAAGTGGACTCGTAGGGTCACAGCTTACTTTATTTTAGACCAAGAGGACCTACTAAACTTTAAATATAGTGATGTAATCTTTGTTAAAGGTGAGTATTATTATGTTGAAAAGATCTATGATGCTCCATTAGATCGTAAACATCGTGTTAAAGTGGACCTGATTACTCTAAATAACTATCAAGTTAACACTGATGACTTCATCCCGCCGATTGACTTCAATATCTGGAATGAATTTGCAGAATTGTGGAATACTACAACGGCCTTGTGGACAGATTAACACAATTTGTTAAAATTATATTTATGATTAATGAATAACCAACAAATTAATATAGCCTTTAAGGTTGAAGGCCTTGATGGATACATCAGAAATCTTGATGAGCTAAAAAGTGCTTTAGGTCAGGTTGATTCTGAGACTGAGGGTTTGGCAAGTTCAACCAGTAACTTTAATGAATCAATTGATACATCATCAGGTAGAGTTGAAGCCTTAAAAGGTGCTGTTGATATTCTCGGAGGTAGTGTTGAAGTCCTGGTTGGTGGATTAGGACTATTAGGCGCACAGCCTGCATGGCTTGAAGCTATTGAAGATGGTTCGGCCAAAGCAATTGCATTTGCTGATGGTCTTTCAAGATTGGCGGACGGTGTTACAGATGTCAGAAACTTTATGAGAACCTATACAGCAACTACAAATGCAAATACTACTGCGATTAAGGCCCAAGATACCGCCACTAAGGCCGCCACTGTTAGTACCAGAACATTTAGTACTGTCTTAAAGGGAGCTGGTATTGGTTTAGCAATTGCAGGTCTTGCAGCTTTAGTAGCCAATTGGGAAAAGGTCTTGAATTTTATTGGCCTTGGAACCAAAGAGTTTGATGAATCGTTACAAAAGCAGATAGAAGCCTTAGAGAAAGAACAAGAAATTCAAGAAATCAGAGGTCAATCAGTCTTAGAATCTACACGTCGTGAGGCCCAACTGGCTTTTTTAAGGGCCCAAAATGCTGAAAGCTATGTTAGATACTTAAGAGATATCGGAGCTAGTGAAGAAGAGATTGAACAGGCCGTTGAAGATAGAGCAGAAGCTTATAAAAATCTTGAATTATCAATTGAAAGGGCCGAAGTTGCTCAAAATAATTTTAATAGTGCACAACAAGAGTTAATAGATGCTCTTAAAGATCAAGATTTAGTTGAATATTATGAAAGATTGGCCTTTTATACTCAACAAGCAGCAGATTATGAGTTTAATAGCTTAAATCAAAGACTTGAAGCTAATAAGTTATACTTTAAGACCTTACAGGATCAGGCCAGATTAGAAACCAGTGATAGAATTGTAGAATTAAACAAACAATTAGAAGCTGGTGAAATAACTCAAGAAACTTATAATCAATTAGCAAAGGCCGCCCGTCAAGACTTAAATAATAAATTATCTGATCTTGATTCTGAACAAGCTGAAAGATCAGTACAAATTACACAACAATCTTGGAATAAAAGGTTAGATTTGGCCTCTGGCGCTGTTTCAGCAATTATAGCTCTTAATGAAGCTACAGCTGGAGCATCAGAAGAAGAACAAAAGAAGGCCTTTGAGCGTAATAAAAAGCTTCAAATTGGTCTGGCAACTATCCAAACTGCACAAGCTGTTACAGCTGCTCTTACTGCTGGTGGTAATCCAATTAAATTAGCGACTGGTGCACAGTTTGTTGAGGCCGGTATCGCTGCAGCTACTGGTTTAGCTCAGATACTTGCAATTAAAAAGCAAACTTTTGATGGTGGTGGAGGTCCAGCCCCAGTTAATAGTAATGTTCCTAATGCTGGAGGTTCTATTAATTACTTTTTTGACCAAAATGCAGGCCAGACCTTGACTCCAGGGGCTCAAGGCCAACAGGATCAACAACCTCAACCCCTTCAGGCATACGTATTGGCTTCAGACGTTGAAAACGGACTACAAGCCACTCAACAAATACAAAACCTATCAAGATTATGAGTAATAAGATAAACAGAATCGTTGAACTAGCGATTGATCTCGACGAATGGGACGACGATGAGTTGTTCGATGACCTTGGGGTTAATACAGTGAGTCTAGTTGATGAGCCCGCAATTGGTGTAGATTTTATGTACTTCAGCCAACAGGAGTTCATAGACCCACGTCCAGGTGAAGATCAGGACACCTTCTTGGACCGTTGTATGGGTGATTCAAAGATGGTCAGTGAATATCCAGACCAAGATCAAAGATTTGCAGTATGTAATAGTTACTATGAAAACTTTGATTATAAATTTCAGTCCTATAACGATTATCCAGAAGCTGCACGTAATAATGCACGTCGAGCTTTAGAGTGGGCCGAAGAAAATGGATGGGGTGACTGTGGTACAGGAGTTGGCAAGGCTAGAGCCAATCAGTTAGCTAATGGCGAAAACATTTCCAGGGATACAATTGCCCGAATGGCCTCTTTTAAACGTCATGAGCAACATAAGGATGTGCCTTACTCAGAAGGTTGTGGAGGTCTTATGTGGGATGCTTGGGGAGGCTCAGCTGGTATCAATTGGGCCATCAGTAAACTCAAAGAAATTGAAGAAATGCGAGATCATTATCAATTTAGACTTGATGATGAACAAAGAATATGTACAGGACCCCTGATGATCCCAAATAAGATGATAATTCGAGTAGATCATGCTGGAGACCCTTATTATGTTTACTTTTCCAAGAAAACTATACGTAAGATGGCCGAAAAGTTTTTAAAGGTCAATAACCAACATAATACTGATATTATGCATAATAAAATGGTGGTCACTACAAACACTCTGGTTGAGTCCTGGATCACTGAATCACGTTTGCATGATAAATCATACTCTTACGGATTCAGAGTGCCTGAAGGCACTTGGATGGTCTCTTATAAGATCAATGATGATGATACTTGGGATAAAATTAAAAGAAGAGAGCTTAAAGGCTTTTCATTGGACGGTCCATTTATTCAAAAGATCAATGAAAATGCCAGTAATGAGGCCTTACTAAAAAAAATCAAAGATATTTTGAACAATGTCGATGAAGAGTGAAGAAATAGCAAATGTTTTTACAGTTGGAGGCTTCTTGGCCTTCTTAGCTGATATTCAAATCCTGATCACGACATTAGTTTTAGTAACGGCGTTGATTTTAAATATCAAAAACATATTGAAAAAACCCAAAGATAAGGAATAATGTCACAAAACGTGATAATTATATCTAAACTTGTAAACTAAAATTACTATTATAACATGAAAGCTAACGAAGCACTTGCAAAGATCCGTGTTATGCTGGGAATGGAATCCCCAGTTGTTACGGAAACTGTTGAACTTGCTGAACTTACATTGGCTGATGGGACCGTTGTAAGAGTTGAAGGTGAACCTGCTGAAGGCAAAGCCCTTTTCGTCGTAACTGAAGACGGAGAGATTCCAGCGCCAGAAGGCATTCACGAAACTCAAGACGGTTTGTTAATCACTGTAAATGCAGAAGGCGTAATCACAGCCATTGAAGAGGCCGTGCAAGCCGAAGAACAAGAGATGTCTGATGAGTCTGAAGTCCTGGTCGCTGAACCAGAAGAGACTGAATACTCTGATGAATTGATCTCTGAAATTACTAATATGGTTAAGCCATTATTGGAGAAGTTAGAAAAGATTGAGGCTAATTTCCAGGCCCTTGATCAGGACTTTAATAAGTTCCGTAACGAACCAGCTGCTGACCGTATTACAAACAATTTAACTATGTCTACTGAGGTTATTAAAAATCACGGTGAAAGACAAGACAAGCGTTACGAAGCGCTTTTGAATATTCGTAAAACCAAATAAATTAATATTTTAAAATGGCTACTACTTTGACTCTTACTGGCCTTACTGGCTATGTAGAAGAGAATGCTTTCGAACTATTGTCGAAGGCGGTACTCGAAACTAACTTGGCACAATACGTAAATGTACGTGCTGGATTGCAAGGTAACTCTGTCGACATTCCGTTGATGGCTGATGACTTTGCTTTGAAGAATGATGGTTCTGCTACTTACTGCGGATGGTCTGATAATGGTACTACTACTATCTCTCAGGTTAACATGAAGCTTGCACACCCAAAGTTGCAGAGAGCTTACTGTGTTAACACTCTCCGTGACACTTTTATGTCTCAGCAGCTTTCTGCTGGTGCTTACAATGGTGAGGAGGCCCTTCCATTCGAAGCTGTTGCTGCTAACTACTTCACTCAGAAGGTTAGTAACTACAACGAGATTTTCATGATTCTCGGTGATACTCTTGGTGGTGTAACTTACGGTGGTTTGAAGGCTCAGGCCGCAGCTGCTGTAACTGCAACTACTATGACTGGTATTGACCAAGGTAAGTGGGTTGCTGGTACTGCTGGTGCTGGTGAAATCAACGCATTGGACGCTGCTCTTGCTGTATTCCAATCTGCACCTGCTGAGATTGCATTACGTGATGACAATATCTTGATTGTTAGCGTTGCTGCTTACAAAGCTCTTTTAGGTGCTATGGTAAAAGCAAACTTGTACAACTACACTGGTAACGTAAATGAGGTATTCATCCCATCTACTAACGTCCGTGTTGTTCCTTCTGCTGGTATTGCTGCTACTGATAACTTTAAGCTTTTAACTTCAGGTGCTAACATCATCATGGGTACAGACTTAACTTCTGATTTTGATGAGTTCCGTGTATGGTACTCACAGGACAACGATGAAGTTCGTGCTTCTATGAAGTGGGCTGTAGGCGTTGCAATCGTTGAACCAGGATTGTGTGTTGCAGTTGACGAACAATAAAAATAAATACCATTAATCATGCCTTGCGGAACATTAACTAACATCGCGCTTGATTGCGCACCGGACATTGGTGGTATCTCTAAGATTTTCGTAAAAGAGATCGGAGACTCTGTTATCGCGGCATCTGATACAAATGGTGCAGTTGCTATTACTGCAATTGATGTGGATGGGACTGCCCTTGTTGCAGACCTAACAGGTTTCACAGAAATTGAATTGGCCAAAGAGGTCGGTTCAATTGTGGATACTGCAACCCCTTCAGCTGCTGCTGGTACTGTATTCTTTTCTTGTGTTGTTTCAGCTGTTGCAAACGGTTCAAGTGCTACCAACTTGGAAACTCTAAAGGCCATGGCTACCTCTAAGAGGTTGATGGCTATTGTTAGAGATAATAATAACAATTACTGGTTGATTGGAAATGATAAAGGTTGTGTACTTACAACTGGTTCCAACCAAACAGGTACTGCTTATACTGATTTGAGTGGTCTTAGCTTCGAGCTTACAGGTACTTCGGGTTCTACTCGTTGGTCTGTAACTGGTATTACTGAGTAATCAAATCAAGTCTAATATAAAAAGAGGGCCTTATGGCCCTTTTTTTGTCTTACAACTTTTCAAGGATTTATATTTAATTATGTAAAAACACTACAAGTACATGTTAATGAACCTTGGTTTAAATAGAATTTCATTGCCAATTAATGGCAGAATGCCTGCAAATGGAGGCCTGAGGCTGTCTTTAAAAAGTTTGTACTCTAATAGATTTTTGTTTAAGTTGGTACCTTATACTATTAATCAATATAGTGAGTGGTTTATAATTACATTTGATAATCCTGATGATTTTACAAACCAATCAGTTGAGGGTTACTATGAATTGATTTTAGAATATTATGATAATAATAGCTGGTATCAGTTTAATAACTATTTAGTTAAATGTAGTAACTCATTAAATAATTTAGGCGTACCTAAGACGTTTATCTCAGATAATGACGATAACGAAAATTACGTATTCTATCAATCATAATGGAAGATAATAAAACACTAAACCAAGTTAAGATCTTTAGCTTTGAAGCAATGGACCTACCGGTCTTTAAAGAAGTTAGAGGTAAGGACTGGGTTTCATTTGGAGAGGATAACATGTATCCTCAAAAACTTATAGAACTGGCACAAACATCGGCCATTCACTCAACTGCTATTGAATCTAAGATTGATGCAACTTTTGGTGAAGGTTTAAGAGAGATTGGAGATCGTCCAGTAAACTCTAAAGGTCAGACCTTTAATGACGTATACAAAAGAATCGCATATGATATGGTTATGTTCAATGGATATTGCCTGAATGTGATTTGGAATAGGGCTGGTGATTCTATCTCTGAAATCTATCATATTCCATTAGCTAATGTTAGAAGTGGCAAGATGGATGACCAGGATGTTGTAAATGAATATTGGTATTCTAGTAACTGGAATAATACTCGTAAGTATAAGCCAATTAGTTATAGAGCGTTCTCAACTACTGATAATCGTGGAGATAACGCTAGTCAAATCTTTTATCATTATGATTATAATCCAGGTTCTGAGTTATACCCAATGGCCAACTATATTGGAGCAATCAATGATATTGAATTAGATGCAAGAATTAGTCGCTTTCATAATGCTAACATTAGCAACGGCTTATCACCCAGTTTGTTTATCAACATGCCTAACGGTGAGCCTACAGATGCTGAAAAACGTCAGCTTTTTCGTGATATTATGGCCAGTTATTCTGGAGAAGATAACGCTGGTCGATTAATGTTAACTTTTTCTGAAGGTCCTGAATTGGCCCCACAGATTCAAACCATCGAAGCAGCCAATGATGATTATTATATTATCTTAGAACAGAGAATAACCTCAAGGATCCTAACTGCTCATAGAATTACCAGTCCTTTATTGGTTGGTATTAGGGACACAGGGACAGGCCTAGGCAGCAACTCAGATGAAATTGAAGTTGCATACACCCACTTCCTTTCTACAGTGATAGAGCCAATCCAGAAGGGCCTGAATAAGTCCTTTCAAAAGATTGTGAACTCTATGTTCCCATCAGAGCAATTGGTGGTACAAACAATACCATCAACTATGGATTTTAATAATACACAAACAGTACAATAATGGCATACGTATTGATGATAAGTGAGAATCGGCTTAAGAAGCTGACCTCAATTCATGAAAATGTGGAGCCAGATGACTTGATGCCTTTTGTTACCCAAGCACAAGATTTAAAGATTCAAGATATTCTCGGCACCAAATTTTATAACAACCTAAAGGACTCTATCGTAGCAGACGATTTAACGGCCGCAGAAGATGAATTGCTAGATGAATACATTGCACCAACTCTTGCTAATTATGCTTTATATTATGCGTTACCTCATATCAATTATAGAGTTCAAAATAAAGCAGTCCTTAATCCCACTAGCGAAGAATCAAATGCGGTTGATTTGGAACAGCTTAAATTCTTACGACAAGCTGTTAGAGACACTGCTGAATTTTATGAGTCTCGCCTTCGTGAGTATTTGTGTGACTTCTCTAATGATTTCCCTGATTACCTTAATCCTGGAACTGACGGAATGATGCCAAGTGCAACTAAAAACTCAACTAGTGGTATTTTTACACCTGTTACTAGTATTAATAGAAAAAATGGATATGATTATCCAAAACACTTATAATTATGGGACTTACATTATTTAATGAACAAATAAATCAAACGTACCCAGCTTTAATTAAGTTTGGGGACAATCAACCAATTAGTGGTAGCTTAAAGGTCCTGAGTGATGGTCAGGGTACTGATCTACCTGTTCAAATTAGTACGGGTGTTGTAACCTTTACCGCGGTAGTAAATGTCCAGGCACCAACCCAAAATTCACATGCAACGACCAAGTTATATGTGGATACTCAAATTGGTAACGAAGAAACTGCTCGTATCGCTGGTGATGCTAACTTACAGACCCAAATTGATAATATTACTGCAGGTGTTGGTAGTGTTATTAGTATCGATGGTATTGATGGAGTTGTAGATTTAGTAGAAGGTAATGAAATAACAATTACACCTAATACTACAACAGGCCAAATTACAATTGCAGTTTCAACAACTTTAACAGATTTAATAGCTCAAAACACTACAACGGCCAATGCTGCTTTAACTTTAGCTACCAGTAATTTAGGATTGATTAATACTAATACTGGTGATATTCAAGATTTAGTTTCAGGTATTGGTAATGTGACAGGAGTTAAGACTACAGGTCAACCTAATATTATTAGTGTTGTTGAATTTGCTGCAGGTAATAATGTTACTCTTAACCAAAGTGGTCAAATAATTACTATTAATGCTTCAGGTACTGGTGGAGCTGCCGTAGATTCAGTTAATGGAGAAACAGGAGCTGTTGTATTACAATCAACAGACCTTGATTTATTAACAATTACTCCAGATACTGGTACAGGTCAAATTAACTTTGAAGTATTAAGACAAAGAACCCAGTTAGAAGATATTAAAAACGTAACAGCAGGTACACTACTTAAAGGTAGAGCCTTACATATTACCGGTGCTACTGGTAATGAAGTTGAAGTAATTTATGCTGATGCTGCTTCAGGTTTAGCTGCTCATTTAATTAACTGGCAAGATCTATCACCAGGCCAATCAGGAAAAGGAGTATCATCTGGATTTATTAATAACGTATTAATACCTGATACTTCTCTTTATCCTCCTGGCACTGAGGTTTATTTAGCTAATAATGGTGGATTTTCACCTAACAAACCAACAGGTACATCAATTGTACAATTTTTAGGAGTTGTATTCAATAGAAGCGTACCTTCAGGTAATGGTACTATTTCAGGTCTTATTCAAAATCTTGGAGTAGAAAATCAACTTCCAAATCTTCAACAGGACTATATTTGGGTAGGTGATGCTAATGGTGTACCACAAGCTGTTAGTTCATCAACTATTGGAACGACTACCACAATCAACAATAATGCAAACAACAAAATCATCACTGGCTCTGACACGGCTGATACTCTTGAAGCTGAGGCTAAGTTTACCTACGATGGTACTAATGTCGATATCATTGGTGCTGGTGTATCAGATGGATTGAGGATTACTGGTGGTAATATTGGCGGTGCAGCACCTTCTCTTGGTCTTATAAGTGGATCGAATTTTAATAGGATTGATGTAAAGACTGATTTGGTTCTTCAGAATCAAGCTAAGATTGCTTTTGATAGTGACCCAACCAATACTTACATAGCTGCTGATGCTGTGACTCCTGAGAACATTCAGTTCCATGCTGATGGGGATTTGCAATTCTACCCTGACAATGCATTTGAGGTCTACACTGTAGCTGTAGGTGCTACTAAGGTATTTAATGTTGATAGTGGAATCTCTAACGCAAGAGTTAGTATTGGCTATCCAGCCGTTTCAGGCCCAAGAGAGCTTAATGTAGTTGGAGGTATTACATTTAATGAGGACTTCTTTGACCATGAAGACACTCAATCTACACTGACATGGAAGGGTGAGACCATCAATCTTGGTACTGCTGTAGCAACCACTGCTGGTAGACTCTACTATTGGACTGGAACAACTTGGTCATTAGCAGATGCTGATGTACTTGCTGCTGCATCGAGTCTGTTGGCTATTGCTACTAGTACTATATCATCTAGAGGTATGCTTATAAACGGTTGGTACGAGATTCAAACTGTATTTTCAAATGGTCAACTTTATATGTCTCCATCAGCAGGAGAGTTTACAACCACACAACCATCTACATCTGGCCAGTACGTCAGAGTAGTAGGTCATGGCACTAATACGAATTTGATTCGTTTCAATCCATCAAATGATTTTTATGAAGTAGAATAATGGCAAATGCAGTAAAGACATACAATGGTGGTGATGCTTTCTTGCTGAAGCCTAATGGGATAGATAGCAGGACTGTCAATAAGCTGTTGTACACCCCAAGCCAGATTCCTCAGCAAGGTATCTTGGCTAATTATGACCCAGCACACCCTGATAGCTATTCTGGTACAGGTACTTCAATGTTTGACTTGTCAGGTAATGGTCAAACAATTACTTTGAATGGTGGGTTAGAGAGTGGTTATGTTCAGAATGGCTGGTTTACATCTGATAATGTAAATGACTATGGTCAAAGTGGGACTAATAGTGTTACTATAAATGGGACAGCACTCACTATGGGAATGTGGATGAGGCTTAATGTTTACCCTACTGCAAACTTTAATATTGGTTGTGGGGCATTTGCAAATGGTACACTTACTGGGAACTTTATAGACATAAGAAAAACATCAACACAAATTCAAGCAAGGTCAAGGTATCAAGATAGTTCTGGTACCCTTGAGGTATTACAACTTGGTAGCAATCCATTGAGTGTTGGAACTTGGTATTACATAGCATCAACCTTTGATAGTGCTACAACTACTATGATGTTGTACCTTTTTGATGGGACTGGACTTGTTAACTCAAATACAAATACTAGCACCCCATGTGATTTTGTAAATAATCCACTAGTGGGTTCAATTGTTTACAATGGATTATCAGGTTTTTATGCACCCATATCAACTGGTGAAGCACATTTCTATCAAGGGACAGCACTATCACAGGCAAGAATAGAGAACATTTACGAAAACACGAAAGCAAGATATGGCTACTAAACTTTATAAGGTCTACCCAGCAAGAGACTACGATAATTTGGATTCGATCAAATTTACTACTAATATAAGATGGAGTAATGACGGTTCTGAGTTCATTGTTGAGTTCAAAGAACAGCCTCACGGTAACACTGTCGTACTGACTCATCAAGAAGCTGTTGATTTAATGAGTACTGAAGAGTGGAGATATCCTGATGACCTGTTTGAAGTTTAAGAATTTATTCATATCTTTTGAAAATTAATCAAATAAATAACTTACATGAAAAAGCCACAAGTTTTAGGAATTATCAGACACGCCCTTACTTTTATCGGCGGTCTATTAGTAATGCAAGGTGTTGTAGATGATGCAGTTATTGCAGAATTATCAGGCGCTTTAATGACAGTAATCGGCGGTATATGGTCGATCATTGATAAATCAACTGAAAAAGAAAATAGATAAATAGATTAACGTTTCATTTGTGTTTCATTTTTTGTTTTTTTGGGGGACCCTATTAGGCCGGGGTCCCCTTTTTTGTGTAATAATATAATATTTTTCATAAATTTAACCTTTTTTGATGAAACAGTTAGATAAATAACTTACAATGCTACTTAAAGTATTGTTAAAAAACATAACAAATGAAACATGTTAGACTTATTCGATTATGAAACGCCAGAAGAATGGAAACAATTCCACGTATCTTATGTTAAAAAATCTAAAGCATTAAAAAGATATTGGTGGATCTCTAGCTATGGCCGAGTTAAAGTTACATTCAATTACAAAAGAAAAGAATACTTTCCACATTTGGGATTAACAGGTCGTGGATATGAGGCTATTTCAATCAATGATGCTATTGAAAAGTACGTACATAGACTGGTTGCTAGATTCTTTATACCGAATCCATTTAATCATCCAGTTGTTAATCACAAAGACTTAGATAAAACTAATAACCATGTTGATAATTTAGAGTGGGTAACACATCAAGAGAATGCTAGACATTATCATAATTGGAAAGAGTTTATTGAATTTTTAGAGAATGAAGAAGACTAATAATGAATGGGGTTACGAGGACCCTGGAGGTGATCTGAGGCTATTAATTAGCTTCGACTATAATAACTATAGTTATGAGTCTCCAGGGTTCCTAGCCTATCCTAAAATGAAAAAGAAGCAACATGCAAATGTTTTTCATAAAAATAGTAATAATGGATTATTTTGAAGTATTTAAGACTAGTTGGATTTAATAAGACAAATTGCGAGAATCCTGTGATACAGGTACCTATTCTTCAGGCCGAATGTATCCAGGATTCTTTTGTCTTTTATTTAGATAAAAAAGAATTAGAAGAACATTTAAAGAACTCAAAGATTAACTACATACATGATAAATGGTTTGAAGATTTAAATATTGATGATTACCTGATCCACTGATTGTTATAGAAGTGTCATAGAAGTGTCATAATAATATTAAACACTAAAAAAAGTTTAAATATTTTCACTTTTATTGAAACATTATAGATAAATAGAAGTATAAGACATAATAACAGTGGCTGGAGCAACCCACTTAAAATAGACTCGAAACTTCAGTTATACCAACTGTTGGATCGAGTAAATTAAATGTTTGATTAGGCCTTAAGTTTCTTTTATAAGTTTTGTCCTGTTGGCCCGCTTAAGACTTCCTATCATCCGTTATTTTTTAATCTTTTAAACTTGTAGGGGGCCAACAAAGAACTTAAAGGAATTAAAATACAAGATTAACAAAATACCAAAAAGATGAGCATTCAATATCAATTGTGTTCAGTTGAATTTTGTCATTAGACAAAATTAACTGACTCAGCCGCGACGATCACGACGTGATCGCGCCGGCTGACAACAATATAAAAATTACTTATCTTAATAGGATAAATAAGGTAACAAAACAAATAAACACAATGAAAATAACTATTCCTTCTGATTATGAATCCTTTGGTAAAGAAATACCTGAAAGAACAATGGTATTGATTGCTTTAATGTACAGATTAGAAAAGTATTATAAAGTTGATGAATGGTACACTTTTTGGTTACATGATGTTGTAACTATAGTTGGTATTAAAGTTACAACTAATATTCCTAAAAACTTAACTAATCTTGAAGCTCACCTTAAGAAATTCATAAATACAGCTAATTTTGATTCAAATAGATTAAGCCTTAAACTTAAAAAGTATGGTTACAGATATGATGTTGAGTATACCTTAACTGAAACAGAATCAATTATTCTACAAACACATCTTGATGGTATTAAGAATAAAGATTTTGAAGAACCTAAAATAGACAAGTACACTGAATTTTTTAAAGATGCAACCTATTATACGGAAGAAAGCTTAGCTAAAAAATTACTTAGAAATATAAATGCTTGATATTAATAAATGGGTTGAAGATAATTATAATGATATAGTCTCTTGGATCACAGGAGTCACAAGGGGTGAACGTAAAGACTTGGTTAATGATTTTATTCAAGACATTATTATCATCTTTCTAGGCCATTCAAAATCACTTGAGGCCATTGAGCGTGGAGAAGCAAGATGGTTTATAGTTAGAATAGCAATGAATCAATGGAGAAGTAAAACCTCAACATTTCATTATCAATATAGATTACGTTATACAGATATGGTCGATAAAGAATTACAAGCAGATGAGCCTTATGATCCAGAACAGGACTTATTGCTAGAATTGTTAATGATAAGTCTTGATGAAATGTCAAAGATACCAGATTATCGATATGAGTACTTTATGATTATGTTATACTATTCAAGTGGCTGTAACTTCTCAGAGGTTGAACGTCGCACCAAGATACCAAGGACCACGGTAAGTTCTGTCTATTACCGAGGTATGGAAAAACTCAGACAGATCGTAAAATCAAATCAAACTAAATTAACAAATGGAACTTTACAACTTAATGGAGATCTTACTAAGTACAATTTTGATCGGATTGACATCAGCCGTGGTGGTAATCAGCAAACCGTATCAATCAGTGATAAGCTTTTTAGGGCCAAATACTTTGACTTTTTTTAACTGCGCGTTATGCACAGGTTTTTGGATAACGGCTGTAGGACTGTGGCAACTGCAGGGGTACGCCCCCATTGAAAGCTTTATGTTTGCCGGCCTTGGAGCGGTAACATCAGAATTAACATACAGAAAATTATCAACAATAGAATTATGAATTTTATTCACGGATTAACAGACGAAGAATTTGACTATATTGAAGAAATTGATCTTTTTAAAGCTAGAAGTATTAATGCAAATGACTTTAAAAGATTAATGGAAATCAAGAACAGATGTTATGGTACAAATCAACGAGCACAAATTGGATGCGGCGCGTGTGCAAGACAATTAATACATCATTTAAACGTATTATATTTAGATAAAAAGGAACAACTCCTTAAAGAAGTAAATCAAATAATACAAAAAGATGCCGAAATTCAAGAAAGGCCAAAGCGGAAACCCAGGAGGTCGACCAAAGGGAGCAGTAAACAAAACAACAACCCAGATTAAAGAAGCATACCATATGCTGTTACATGATAACTTAGATAACCTAAGTGAATGGCTTGAAAGGGTTGCTGAAGATAATCCAGAAAGGGCCATAGAAATAATCCTAAAAATGAGTGAATATGTATTACCAAAACTTGCCCGTAAAGAAGTCACTGGCGCTGATGGCAGCGACCTTTTTTCTAATCTTAAGTTTAAGTTCGGAGAAACAAAACAGGACTAACAATGTTAGCGATAGGCTTCACACCTCACAAGAAACAGAAAGAGATTTTAGACTCTATTCTGACTCAGTCCACCAAATTTCACGTGGTATCAGTCGGTCGTCAATTTGGCAAGAGTTTAATGGGTCTCAACCTGTTATTGTACTGGGCAATCAACGAATCCCCGTGCAAGATCTTGTGGGTGAGCCCTGTGTACTCCCAATCCAATAAGATACAAAAAGAGCTGTTTGAAGCCATCCAAGAAAGCGGGCTGATCAAAAATATCAACTTCTCAGATAACTATATCCAATTAAAGAATAAGACAGAGATAATCTTTAGATCAGCAGAAAGATATGATAATATAAGAGGTTGGACATTCGATTATGCAATACTAGACGAAGCAGCCTTTATGAAACAAGAAGCATGGACAGAAGCCATCAGACCTACACTATCAGTCCGAGGTAAGAAAGTCCTGTTTCTATCTACTCCTAAAGGTAAGAACTGGTTTCATGATCTCTATCAATTAGGACTATCAGACAATCCTAATTATATGAGTTATCAAGGCAGCTCCAGGGATACGCCCTATATAGATCCTCAAGAAATTGAAGACGCTAAGAAAACTTTACCAGATAAAGTCTTTAAACAAGAATACCTGGCAGAATTCTTAGATGATGGTGGAGAAGTCTTCTCAAATCTCAATGAAATCACATTTAATCAATGGCCTGCAGGGGATACCCCTAAGTATTATTGTGGAATAGACTTAGGTAGACAAGAAGACTGGACTGTAGCCACAGTTTTGAACTCTGAGGGTCAAGTGGTTGAGATCTATAGAAATCATCAAGTTAACTGGGATGTTATGATTAATGACTTGGTTAAACTGATTAATAAATGGAATGCTATAACACTAGTAGAAGTCAACTCTATTGGTGATGTAATATTTGATAGTCTGAAGCGAAAGGTCAAACAAATAAGGCCTTTTGTGACTACAAGTAAGTCAAAACAAGATGTTATTGAGGCCTTAATCTTGGCCGTTAACAACAGGGACGTACAGATCCCGTCTCAGAAGTTATTTGAGCCCTTGTATAATGAGATGTCTTACTTTACGTATGAATACAATCCAAGGACTCGAAGTGTGAAATACGGCCATCCTAAGGGCTTACATGATGACTGTGTGATGAGTTTGGCCATTTCTTGGAGTGCTTATAAGTCTCAGAGGTCTCTGGGCCAATACAATTGGATAGTGTAATTATATTTACTTATAGATGTTTAAATTAGTCATAGGAAATAAAGAATACGAGGTCCCTCATTACTTACAGATTTCTAAGTATCAAAAGATGATGCAATGGAATATGATACGTAGTGAGGACTGGCCTGAAATCGTACATATCGTGATGGGGGTCCCCAAGGATCAAATTAGTCTGATTCCTGAAGAAACCTTAGAATTAGCGATGAGTGTGATCATGGCCTTGTTCTCTCCAAGTATGGTAGTCAGAAAGCATATTGATGGTCATAAGTTGATTGATTTTACTCAGATCTCTTTGGGCCAGTGGATTGATTTAGAGTATGCTATATCACTCGGAGTAGACCGAAACATAGTTGATATTGTCAAGATACTTTACAGTGTCTCAGACCCTTCCGAGTGGCCTCTAGAGTATGTGTATGGCGCGGTCCATAAGTTCTTAAACTGGAGAGTTAAGATCTATGAGTCCTACAAGGTCTTATTTGACCAGCCAGACTCTGAGGACCTCAAAGAAGTCAAGAACCCGCGCCCAGTGGCCAAAGTTTGGTATGATATTGTAATGGTGTTAGCTGAAGGCCGCTTTTTAGACATCGATAAAGTTACAGACCGTAAGGTCATAGAGTGCTTTAACTGGTTGGCCTGGAATAAGGATCAACAACGTAAATTACAACAACAAAAACAATGACATATCAAACAATAATTCAAAGGTTCTTAGACTTGTTACAGCAACATAAGTTTATTAATGAAACAGGCTATGGCAACCTATCGGACATCCAGGTCCCAGAGGACCAGAAGCCGCCAGATTATCCATATGCTTTCATTAATCCGATTGATATGACTGCAGGGTCTACAGTGTTCTCAGTTACCTTTAACTTAATTGTGATGACTCAGATGCTGGAAGGCCAGCCTTATGAACTTGAAGGCCAAAGTAATTGCGCAAAGTACATCAATGACATCGCGGCCACGTTTATTCAGACTAATCAGGACCCTTTGATGACTGTAGTGACTCCGATTACTATGATACCTTTTAAAGAGCGCTTTCAGGACAATGTAGTTGGTGCAACGGCCACAATAACTGTAAATTACGCCAGACCTATGGACGTATGTGATTCACCATTATCAGTATGATTGATTCAAACATAGATCAGATACAAGTCCTAATAGAGGACGAGGTCTCCAGATACTCTGAGGTGATTCCAGATCAATTGATAAGTTTGGTAAGAGAAATCCAATCGTCAATGAAAGGGGGTGCGCCAGTGGACTCTGGTGACCTCAGACGTAGTATCAGAGTCCGTTTACAAGACTATGATCTTTCTATTAGTATGTTAGACTATGGATACTATCAAAGTTTTGGAGTCAACGGCCGCAATCAGCGAGGGGCCTTAGGCTTACCACCTGAAGTCGCCGCAAGCTTCGGAGTCGAAGAGGGTTATAAGTTTGGTAGTAACAAAGTGTGGGGTATCAGGCCAAAACGCTTTTATCCAATGGACATCGAAGAAATCATATTTCAAATATTATTAAGAGACAATGGCTAATATTATAGCAACTAAAACACCAGAGTTTGTTGAACAGGCCTATGGTAAGAATATAGTGACCTTATACGACCTTGATGAGGACGGTTTAAGGTTTGTGTTAAGAGTCAGGGACGAAGCAACCTCAGAGATTGTTGCAGACCTTAGACAGTATCCGAATAATGCTGGTTACGCGCACTTTGACCTGCAAAAGATCTTACAAACTCAAGTTAGTGGTAAAGAGGACGTAGAGACTACACCGTATCTCAGTACGGCCGAAACAGAAGAGTTTAGTTATGAATTATTGATAGGTTTTGAGTTAGGGACTGGCCAAGTCTTTATACAAAGCACTGTTACAACTGATGAGTTTGGAGAGTTCACAGTTACTAACGGCCGCAAGGCCTATGATCAGCTTGACTGGAATTTGAGTGATTATGTACCTATCATTACTCAAGGTGATCTTGGAGGTAATCCATTTACTGTAATTAATAATCCAGTTAAGGCCTTAACAGACCGCCACACTCAAAGTGTCTTAGGCTCACAGATCTCTGATGGTAAACCAACCGCTTTAACTGATACGGCCCAAGTTAACATTTTATGGCGTAACTGGGACGATGATTATACTTTGACTTTTGCTAATAAGTTTATTGATGAAAACGCGCCGGACTTCTTTAATGGTATTGACTTCTTTTACGTTTATTTGTATAATGGAAGTTCATTTGTTAATCAGGTTTCATTTTTTAACTTAGTCTCACAGGGTGGAGGCCCTGATGTAGCTCCAAGTGATCAGCTTCTTCCAACTGGTGAGTATTCTTATATTACTTTACAACATGGGGCCTCAAACCCTAGTATCAGTGCTTTAAATAATGTGACTCACTATTATGTGGCGGCCTTTTCATATGCTATTGATGATCCAGCGCTTGGAGGCCAGTCCCGTATGAGTCAATGGTATAGAGTTAACATAGATAATGGAGAATGTAATGACTTTGATCATGTACAAGTCTCTTGGGTCAATTCATTTGGATTCCGTGATTACTTCACATTTGAGAAGCGTCAGGACCTTCAAATTACTACAGATAGAGAAACATTCAGAAGAGAACAAAGTGACTGGAATGGTCCCTCTGTGACCCTAAACTCTTATTCAAGAGGTCTGACTACTTATGGTCAACTGGCCGAAGAAGAGTGGCAGATTAATACTCGTTACTTGACTGATAATGAGTCTGAGTACTTAAAGAACTTATATGTCTCTCCGGATGTCAGAGTCCGTTTTAGCGATGGTGTATGGAGACCTGTAGTTATTACAAGTAACACATGGACCCGCCAGACCTTTAGAACAGACCAGATGTTCCAACACCAGGTCACATTTAAGATGGCCAATCAATTAAACTTACAAAACGGATGATACAACTCAGAGTTGAAGACCGGGGCCAGTACTTCTTTCTGGACCTGTATGACCAGGACCCTATCAAACTTACTTTTAATATTGAGAGTCTGTTAGAGGTGGCCACGACCAGTGAGTTTACCAGACAGTTTAGGGTACCGGCCAGTAATACAAATACAGAGTTCTTTAAGACTGTTTTTTATGTAAACGGCCGCGACTTTGACGTTACACAGATTAAAAAGGCCGCTATATTAATTGATGGTGCTGAGTTTCGTCAAGGTGAAATCAGATTGTTAAAGATCTATGAGACCAGGACTTATAACAAGTATGATTATGAGATTGTCTTTTTAGGTAGTGTTAAAAACTTAGGGACGACCCTTGGAAACAAGACTCTGGGTGATTTAGACATCTCTGATCTTGCACATACAGTAAACTACACAAATATCGTTCAGAGTTGGCAGGCCTATCCCGAAGGTGCTCTGAATGGCGGCCTGCTTAATGGCGATGTCTTGTATCCACTTGTAGACTTTGGTAACACATATACTAATGGTACAGTGGACCAGACTCGTATTGCTGTAGGTTCTGGAGTCCATTTTACAAATTCAAGTAATCCATTAACTGATGATCGCTTCAGGCCTATGATTAGGGCCAAAACTATCATTGATAAGATCTTTGAGGCCACTGATTACTCATATGATTCAGAGTTCTTAGATAGTGATGACTTTAGACATATCTATATTTCAGCTTGGGGTAATAATGCCGTTGTAGATACTGGGGCCCAGAATAACTTTAACTTAGCCAGATGGCCTAATCCAAGTGATTTTAATCCTTATACTGCTACAAATGCAAACAATCCTGGGCCTTTTGTTATTCAGATTAATGAAGAAGACTATGATTATGGTAATAATGTAGAGATTAACCCTACTTTATTAACTCGTGAGTATACCGCGCCAATTTTAGGCCAGCAATATGACTGGACATGTAATGTTAGATATGTACTGAATTGGGGTTATTCTGGAGGCCAAGCTGGCACTGATGTTTGGGAGATTACTCCGATGATTTCAACAGTTGATGGTACGGCGGACCCTTATCCAATTTACAGATTCTCTTATACTCGTAATACTCCAGGTTATTTGTTAACAGTTGAAAAGAATGAAGGTTCAGGTTTTGTCACTCAAACACCTTTACAGCCTATTGATGTTGTTGACCCTATAATTGGTCAGGAGACCCAGGTAGCATGGCTCTTTGATGAGATAATTGAAAAGACTGTAACACCAACTACTGGTCTTGTAATTAGACCTGGTGAATTAGAGTACATCTCAGGACCTAATAATGTAGCATTCTCAGGTAAGCCAGTTATCACAATTACTGCCGCGCCAGGTACTTTTAACCCGGCCCAGTTATTTGAAGAGGACTATAAGCAATTAGATTTCTTGAAAGACATCTTTAAGATGTTTAGATTACTCTTAATTCCTAATCCAATAGACCCTTCAAAGTTTACTATTGAGCCTTGGCAAAATTATATCAGTAGCGGTGAGGTCAAAGACTGGACTCAAAAGCTGGATTTAGATAAAGATATTACATTAACTCCATTAGTATTAGAACAGGCCGATCGTTTAGTATTAACGATGAAAGAAGAGGACAAAGACTACTTAAATGAACTTAATGTAGACCAATTCAAAGAGACTTTCGGTACTCTTAAGCTTGATACGGCCTATGATATGTTAGAGGGTGAAACTAAAGTTGAAGTTGGTATGGCTCCAACACCAATGACTCAAATTAATGGTTATACGGCCAACCCAGCAGTTTGGGAGACTGTTATGATCCCTCAGATGTGCACAAATGAGTTTGAGGACGGTATTAGAGTCTTTAAGCCTGTGGTCCCAAGCACCAGAATCTTATACTATAACGGTCTTATAGACTCTGGTACTTGGTATTTTGAAGGTAACTCACAGACCAAGGTCCCATTAGTCTCATATTATAGTGATTGGACCCCACAACCTGGTAGTTATAACTTAAACTTTCAGACTGAGAATGGTTATGACCAAGAAGATGTATGGATTAATGGTTCAGGTGTTGATCTTTATACCCGCTTTTGGAATCAATATGTTGACTTAGTGTATGATAAGTGGACTCGTAGGGTCACAGCTTACTTTATTTTAGACCAAGAGGACCTACTAAACTTTAAATATAGTGATGTAATCTTTGTTAAAGGTGAGTATTATTATGTTGAAAAGATC